CCTTCATAAGAGTCTAGGTCAACATCATCGATGTTAATCAGACACCCAGTGTTACCGTAACTCTCCATTTCATGTACAAGGTAGTCAGGTATGATACCCTCACACATGCGAGAAGCCTCTTCATCTATCACAAGTAGTTCAGGTTTGAGAAGAGGGATTGCACCATCAACTAGGATGTCTCTGTTCCAAGGCAGGTGGCCCGGAAACATAACAACACCCAGTTCTGCAAGTGCAAAAACAAAGGCGTGAAAATTTGTTTTGTTGGTGACACAACCAATCGCACATATGTCACCCTTCTGGATACCCACCTCGTTATGGAGATAGCACTTCCACTTATCAATTAGTTCGACAAACTCTTCTTTGTTGTGTTCACTAGCACGTCCCCTATGGACGTTTCTAACCAGAAGTTGTTCTCGAAGTAAACTCCGATTAATCACTCTCAATCTCCTCAATTAACATGTCACGTAACTGTCTCGCCTTCTCATCACGAGGATCATTTTCACCATACCCACAGAATTTATATGCGAGGGTAATCCGTTTACCCCCTGCATATGCGGCGTGCCAACACAAATTATCAGGTTCCTCTTTGGGTCCAAAGTAATAGTGTCTGCACTGCCAGCCTGGTACGTCTGGTATGGTCACCACTTCATCTTTCTTGATATCATAATAAGTGAAGTAACCATCACCCTCAGACCAAGTGAACAGAACTTGATATGCGGTAGCGTCCCAGTTGGTATGCCAACCTACGAAACCGCCTGGCGGGTAATACGACAACAGTGCACTGGTGTGCGCCCCTATCTCAGATGCGAACTCGTACTTGACCATATTCATGTACGAACTCCAGACTTCCGGATCCCTTCGTACCATAGACGCAATCGGTTGTGCATAGTGTCTATCTGGCGGACCTACAGGATCACCCTTAAGAGAAACCTCTCTCAAGAACTCTTCGCTTGTAAGGTACTGTCCGTTTTGTCTGTCCTCTTCAGAAGAGTACATGAAGTACTTTGGATCCTCGTACCCGTCAACCTTAAAGAACTCATCTTTGAAATGGTTGAGGGTTGCGAGAAAGTCTTTATTCCGTATCTGAACTTCCATCTTGTTTCCTAAAACTCCACTGACCAGTAATCTTATTTTGTTCCCAAACGATCTGGTCACCAACTTTCAAATCGAGCGCTTCCATCATCTCATCAGAAAATTCCAAACATTGATATCCATCGCTGTCTTCAAATACTTTCGTCGTATATATCATCGTCCTTAACTCCTTCGATGTCACCTTTGAAATAACCATCTATCAACATGTACACAACAGTATTGACAATCGCCAACGTAATCAAAAACATCCAACCGGCAAATTGTTCCATTAGTCTAACGCCTCCACTACAGATGGAAAGTGTGCACCGATTACCGCCCATGCCTTTTTCGCAATATCGATGTGTTCTTTCTGAGTACCATTCGCCATGCGTAGATCACAGTAATGGATCCAAGACCTCAGAGTACCGGACATGTACAAAGTTGTCTTAGTGTTACCCTCCGGTAATACCGCACGGGCCTGTTCCTTTGCAATACCTTGGTTCAGGGCCCACTCATACGCCTGTCTCGCCTTGTTGATAACTTCGGACTGTTTCATGTTCCACTGTTCGTAGAGTCGTTCATTAGGGGTCTTGTTACCACCCTTTCCAAAATCATCAATGTCATCCAGTTCGATAGAGTTCTGTCGGTTCTTAGGATCTTGCAACCTCGCCTCTCGTAGATTAAAGGTGTCACTCTCCGCATACCGTTGAGAGAACTCTTGGAATGAAAACGAACGGTGTCGAACAATCTGACGTGAAATGTCACGTGTTGTCTTGATCTCCATCGTTACTGACACCATCTCGAAGGGAGACCAGTGTTTATGTTTGATCAGATACTTCAGAAGTTTCGGTGCGGTCAATGCGTTGTTCTGATTGATCGGGTTTGAAACTCTTGCGGCGTATGCAACCAACTCCTCCGCCGTGTGACACCCAGTGCTAGCACTAGGAGTAGTGAGACCCACAAGGTTAACCTCACTCATTTTACTCTCCTTATTGGTAATGTAGACATGTCATCATGATGTACTTATCGTGATCATTAGGTGTCAGTCCTGCATGGGGAAACATCCACATGGGTGGGAAGACAACGACACGTCCGGTCTTTGGTCTGATTTCTAAATCACCCCCGTCAACATCTAATGCGGGGAACATAGTTGAACCATCGTTGTTGTTAAGGTATATGATTGCGACAGCCGCTCTACGAGCTGTCGGATAATCCGTAACGTCAACGTGGGTTTGAAACTCCTGAGTGGATTTCTTTGCGTACTTCTTTATACGCAACGCCTCCATCGCTGTCACCTTTAGATAGTTCTCCGCACCACACTCTTGAATATAACTTCTATAGATGGGTAACAGTTTGGTGTAGACGTACTGGCACTCAGAAGGAACGCTCTCGTTCAGGTCCAATTGGTCAAAGTGGTAACCACCAGTCTTGTAAGACGTGACCGATTTCTTATTGTTCTTGAAAATTCTTACGTAACGTGCACATACATCTTCATTGAGAACATTATCGTATACCTTGATAAGTTCTCTAAGTGAGGTCATCCCAGTCAACCTTGTCTTTGTCGAGACAGTCATTATCGTGCAACCATTGTAGTGCGTTCTCAATTCCAATGAGAGTGCCGGCTTTGATTCCGGATCGGTAACCTATAGTGTGACTCGCCCACAACAAGAATGTGGCGACCACTGCAATTTCCCAATTGTCAAACATGATTTATACCTTAAATAAATTGAACCTCTCGGCACTGAGACGTTCTCCCGCAGATGACTTGTCAAACGCTGGACGGTCATCTACTACTTCACCTTCTTCTTCCGAAGACTGTTCACAATCATACAGTCTCATTTTCGATCTGTCAACCCCTACAACAAATTTCTGATTCACTGTGGGATCGTTGTAACGGTTCTTCAACTGTTTTACGAGGATCTTACCCTGAGAGTTTAGTTCAGTGTTAGAGATCAGAGCGAACATGAAGTCTGCGGTTGCGGGTAGACCAAAAGACTCAGAGGTATCTTCGAGACCCACATCATCGTTTGAGTAACCAGATCGTGTAGTCTGAGTTGCAGAGACGATAGGAACATTGAACTCCACTGCCAGTCCACGGATCTCTTCTGCAATACTCTTGATATAAGAGTAAGAGTTAATTGCACCACCCATACCCTTCATACGAGAAGAGGCGCAGATGTTCAAGTAATCGATGAAGACAATATCCGGAGTAAACTTCTTCTTCAGTTTCAGTTCGTTCAACAAAGCACGGAAGTGTGAAGTGTTCGCCTGTCCGGTAGGGTACTCCTTGATTATCAACTTACCCTGAGTCTTACGTGCGAGTTCTCCAACCCGATCACGGAACATATCCTTCGACATGTTCTCTAACTGGTCAATCGCTACGTTGAGTAGATTCGCATCGATACGTTCCGCGATTCGTTCTTCAGCCATCTCCATAGTGATGTAAAGGACATTTTTTCCCTGAGACAAGGAAGCTCCAGCACAATGACACATGAAAAGACTTTTACCGACACCCGTACCTGCAAGTGCAATGTTGAGGGTCTTATTAGGTAGACCACCCTTAGTGATGGAATTAAAGTATTCCAGATCGAACGGAAGTCTTTCTTCTTTCTGGTGGTAGAACTCATATCGTTGGTCTACGTTTTCAATATAGTCGTGTCCAATATTGGTATCGAAACTAACTGCGAGCGCCTTACTCAGGATCTCCGGTATCGCATTCTTACTTAGTGTTTTGTGTTTACCATCAATTACGGATATAGACTCCATGACTGCATTGAATACCGCACGGTCTTGACACCACTTCTCTGTACGGTCAACCAACCAATTTACGTCTACCTCTTCAAAAGAAAAGATGTTGGGCAAAATCTCCATTGCATGTCGGTACTGTTCATCCGACAGTCGGTCACCCTCATCGATCTCAATCTTGAAGGATTCCATAGTCGGAAGTTTGTTGTACTTGGCAATGAACTTGGTGAACTCTTTGAAGAGATTACGATAGACCCCTTCGAAATAGTCCGGTGATACGAATGCTGCAACCTTCCTCGCATACTCATCATTCGTTACTAAGTTGCGAAGTATAGTTTGTTCTAGGTTTATATCCATCAAGTCCTCGGCTGTGCGATTGCCCACCCTTCATTGAAGGCGGTTTCTAGAATGTCCTCCAGAATGTCTGCTGCATATTCCTGAAGTTGAATGTCATCAGATGTCAATAAAGGATCAGGTGAGAATACCACCTTATAATTGAATGTAAGGCAATCCTGAATTTCATTGAATGCAACATTTCCATAACGAATAACGGTTTCAGTGAAATCACCACGTAGAATACGTATGTCCCACGCCTGATCATTAGGAGAGTCTTCGACGGGGATCAACTTATAATCAATCCCCTCAGAGACCTTATCTACATTAAGTTTCTTCGGCATCGACTATCGCATCCATATCAACCTGTTGAGGTAGTCCAATCTTGTACTGTTTCTCTAGGAAGTCTGCGAAGTCTGTGAACTCAAAGATCGGAGTCCAGAACTCTTCTTCCAGAGTTTGAGTCAGACGAACCTTCGGGTCAAGTAACTCTCCAGTTTCTCTATCAACGCGACAATACCAACCATTACTAGGCTTAGTGACATAACCACCAACAAGAGCAGCATCCAGAAGACCGCTATAACGCTGTACACCACCTTCCCAAGACACAGAAATAGGAATCTTAGACTTTTCTTTAACATATCGACTCTTCTCCACATTGATCACAAAGTGGTAACCCTTGATCTCTGTACCAACTTTATCCTGTTGGCGTCCAAGGATCCAGATGTTGTCTGCACTGTAATAGATACCAGTACCACCACCCACAATATCTTTGGGGAAGAGACCGATCTCTTTGTACGTATGGTTCACCGCCAACATAGGAATGTTCTTCATTGCGAGGTATGGTGTACACATACGGAACAGACCCTTCAGTGCCTTCGCACGTGACATGTCTGCAACAGACTTCTCGTTGATTGCATCCTCAAGTTCTTTCTTGGATGCAAGGTTACCGATTGAGTCGATCACTACGATTACATCATCGTTGCGATCCAACTCTTCGAGTTGACTGATCAAGTCAAACTTGAGTTCTTCTACATTCGTGATAGGAGTGTGAAGCACCCGATCAGTGTCAATTCCAAACTGTTGGAAATAAGATTGGGGGGAACCGAACTCACTATCATAGAATAGTAATACCGCATCTTTCTTTGCCTCCAGATATGCACCCGCCATCAACAAGGCGAATGAGGTCTTGAAGTGTTTGGATGGACCCGCAAGTACCGTAAGGCCTGGCGTAACTCCACCGTTGACAGATCCGGATAGTGCAACGTTCACCATAGGAACGTTGGTTGGGACCATATCTTTCTCAGTGAAGAACTTACTCTCCGACAGTACCTCCGTTGTCTTGATCTTCGAGTTCTTCTTCAGTTTGTCCATCACGCTCATTATTCACATCTCCAAAAGTAATATTGTTCGCTTTCTCTCGTTCATCTAGTTCATAGTATGCACGATATCGGCTGTTTATGTCAAGGACTTTTTCGATTAAATCGAAACTAATCTTGTTACCCTCTTGGTCCTCTGCCTCAGAGAACTTTAAGAATGCGGTTGCATCCTTGGGTAAACATGCACCACCAAACCCACGTTTGCGGTCATAACCCGGCACACGGGTGTGTCCAACACCAACACGAGGATCTCGGCCAACCGCACGTGTAACGATGTTGTAAGAACAACCCCACGCATTGATCAGGTCATACAGTTGGTTAAAGAAGGTAACCTTAGTTGCAAGGTAAGTGTTGATTGCATACTTCACGAACGATGCCTCTGCGGCCGCCATGCGGAAGTACTCGTTAGACTTACACAGACTGAACACGTCATAGATTTCTACCAGTTCGGCAGTTGCACGTTCACTACCACCAAGTACGTGGAACTCTGCATTTACAAACTGTTCCTCTGCCGACTTCTCCGTAAGGAACTCAGGGTTGTACACGAAACGATCAATACCGTCCTCAAACATAGAGTTGTAGAGTCGATCAATAACGTCCGGAGTGATTGTTGATTTGACAACAACAAGAGACTCGGTGTGTTCGATCAGTTTGAGTACCGCATCCTCTACGATAGATGCATCAACAAATCCACTGTCGGGGTTCATGGGTGTGGGTGCACACACAAACACACAGTGTGGTTCGAACTCAACCATCGCATCGATGGATGCCTCTGGACCATACTTTGGATCTGCAATCTGCAAGTCCACTAGTGGATGTAGGAATGCATACTCTACTGCCTTACCTACAAACCCATGACCGACAATACCCAACTTGAAAGGGTTATCCGGACTAATAGGTTTCTGTTTGTCTGCCTGAGATGGACCGTCCGAAGTCTTCGGAACAAAGTCATCAAAATTATCTGCCATTATTATGTCTCCTCTACGTCATAAAAATTTTTGTACCACTCATAGAATTTTGCAACACCTTCTGCAATACTGACCTTCGGTGTATATCCTAGTTTTTGAAGTTTGTCTGTGTTACTCCACGTCTCTTTTGTATCGGCGGGATGTTTCGCAACCATCTCCTTCGTAACTTCCTTACCAACGTTCTTCTCAATCTCTGAGATGAAGTCCATCAGTTGAACCTGTTCGCCTCTACCAATATTAAATATCTCATTATTGGAAATGACTCCAGATTCCACGTTCGCCAAAACGATGCAGATCCCGTCAAGGATATCATCGATGTAGGTGAAGTCCCGCTTCATATCCCCATAATTATACACCTTTATTGGCGTTCCGTCAAGGGTTGATTTCGTAAATTGGAAGAGTGCCATGTCTGGTCTACCCCAAGGTCCGTACACGGTAAAGAAACGTAGTCCTGTACTAAACAACTTGGAAATTCCGAACTGACACTCGTTGATGTATTTGGTATATGCATAGGCGTTAAGTTGGTGCGCCTGAACAAAGTCTTCCTTCCACCCATTCTCTGAAATAGGAGTTCCTCCATATACAGAACTGGTAGATGCATAGATGAATTTTGTTTGGGGACTGTAGTTTTCGAACAGATTAATTAGGTTCTGTGTACCATCAATGTTGTTTGAGTGATACTCTGATTCTTTCCCAAACGAGTCACGCACCCCTGCGTGTGCGGCGAGATGTATAACATAGTCAAAGGGTTCGCCCACAACATCCGGTATCAAACGTTGATCGTTTAAAAGGTTACCCAGCATCAGTTCATCACGTATGTCCATGTCCATGATCTGCATACCAAAGTTAGTATGTCTTTTAACTTTCAACCAAGGATCATAGAGATGACTGTTCCAGTTATCGCATCCAATAACATCATGACCCATTCCTGTGAGTCTTAGACACAACTGAGATCCTATGAACCCTGCAGCTCCGGTGACTAATATTCTTTTATTATCCATTTCGGTAAATGTACTCCAATGCTCTGTCGGCCTCTACAATGAGAGGTCTGTTCTCGTACCAGTTACCAGTTTCAGCGTCGAACTGTTTACACATATCCGCAATCTGTTGTGCAGTTATGGGATAGTTACTTTCTGTTGCGCGGCCCGCAACAGCGACCATGATCTGATACATTTTGTGATACCAACCTGTACCACTGATCTGTATATATTCCGCACCTAACGACTTAGGCCAGAACGGACAATCGTGATACGATGTCCATACTATGTTAGTGTTGTCCAGTTGGGACTTACGATGTTCTATCACTGCCTTCTGTAAACTTTCTGGTAATCTATCTAGGAAAGAATTACCTGTCTTCTCGTGGTAAGGATGTTTTGCAATCAACTCAGATACGTTGAGTGCAGAACCAGAGTTCGCAAAGAAGAAAGATGTTGCGTTAGGATACTGCGCCGGCACATAGTACATACGTGCAAGGTCTTTTGTCTGAGGATCTCCGATCTCACCTAGTTCTGTATTCAGAGCATACCAGAAGGATTTGATCCTTTCGTTTTCGACGGGTTCGTCGAGTCGGAAGACGATCCGAAACTTGAGGTTGTCTGATCTACTTGACGCAGTATTGTACACAACATAGTCGTATCCTCCGAATTGATCTTGCAGTCTTCGCTCAAGGGTTGAAAGATCCACACCAAAATTGTGATCATCAACATCAACAGCGCACCAACCACCCCAATGACTAGTAGATTTATTAGAACGTTTCGAACCCATTTCGAAAACAGCAGGACTAATAAGAGGACTAGAATTATTTCCACCCTTCTCTCCTTTCACTTGTGATATGCGATACAACCACTTAACAAATTTATCCCACGAATCGAACTGGACCCGATTGTGAGTCTTGTTATCAAACTGATTGCGGAATAGTGTTAGTTCAAACATAGACACATCATAACAAATCTTCGCGGTTTCTGTCAAGAGAAAAAGTCTTCTAGGGTTGCACGTGGTTCTGCCGCCCACCCGACTGCATCAAGGATTGGTTCGAGAGGATCTAGGAACGTCTTCCGGAACATCATGTCATAGTCGATGAAGTCATGCAACCCGAACTCCTTGGGTAGGTTCAAGGGGAACGACACCACGTTCTCACCCAGACGGTTGGGCATCTTCAGGTAGACGAACTTGATCTTCTCTCCGTTCTGGACGTAGACGTACCTCTTGTCAAGTGCGTTCTTCTTAACCGTATCGTTGTAGACCAGTGCACCACGCACGTGGATAGGACAACCCTTCTTGTAGACGGTCTGTCGATCCTGCCACTTGGTGATCTCCGAAACCCCACGAGGGAACGACACGTCTTCGGGAGGAAGAGTCCCAAATTGGGTCTTAAAGTTCCCAATAAAGGACTGTGTGTCTGACTCAGTACCTTCTATGATGACCCGAAAGATTTCTTGAAACTTGTCACGCACAACCTGAGGCGTAGATGACTTGACCGCTTCGATACCCATCAACTTGAGTTTGGGTTGTGCGTACTGCACACCCTCGTTGTTGTGCACGTTGAGGATGTAACGTTTCTTCGCCATCCAGATACCACGGTCTGCGATTACCTCGCGTCCCATCTCCATACGGTTGACCATTGCACTGGTGACTCTCGCCATCTCCGCATAGGATTTAGACAATACTTTCTCGAAGTGTTCGGAACAAATCTTGTCAAGGAACTTTACAGGATCCTTCGGGTTGAACTTGTCAACAAGATCACCCATCCGAATGTAAACAGAGTCGGTGTCAATTGCAACAACGTAGTCTTCTTCCGTCTTGAGAAGTTTTTGCATCTCATCGTTGACCGCACGTTCCGCCCACTTGATTGCGAGTTGTCCCGCAAGGGTGATCGACTCCGCAACACGTTGGTCAAAGTATCGGAACCACCGATTACCCAACGCACCGTAGAGTGAGTTCATCAGAATCTTGATCGCCATCTGTTGGTTGTTCAGTGACGTGATCTTGTTGTCCAGTTCCCGTGTGGGATTGTTCTGGTATTCTTGTTGTAGTCGCAACATCTCCTTCTTGACCACACGGCGTTCGTCATAGTATTTCTTAATGATGTTGGGGATCACACCCTCACGTTCGTGAGTAAACTTAATTCCGGTAGGTGCGACAGAGAAAGGACTACCGGACACATCGATGTCGCCGGAAAGGAATGCGTCCACGGACACGTCATTGTAGAAACCATCAAGGACAGTCTCAGGTGACATGTTGTACTGGACAATGATGTTCGGGTACAGTGAGTTCAAGTCGAACGATGTCACCCAGTCATGGGAACCGACTTGAGGTTCCTTGACGTATCCGCCTGGATACGATGTCTTGACCTTCTCGACCTTGGGTGGTACTGCAACTTTCTGTTCGTTCAAGATGCGGTAGATGATGGTGTCCCAGATGTTTGTGGTCCCCATCGTGTCGTTGTAGTTCACACCACCGCGATACGCCATGGTCAGGACCAGAGAGATCAGGTCAAGTTTCTCGTCGAGTTTCTCGACCAGTTCCACGTCCTTGATGTTGTAGTCAATGAACTTCTGGAAGTCAGTCTTGTACAGGGAGTACAGTGTACCGTGTTCTTCGTAGGATAGTTTACCCTCACCCAGTACTACGTGGGCGATGTGGTCCAGTCGATAGGACTCCTGTTGACCCAGAGTGTTGTAGGTGAACTTCTTGAAGATTTCTAGATAGTCGAGGTGTTGGATACCTTCGAGGGTGTACTCCTGTTGTTTCTTTCCGTTGATGGTTACGTTACCTTCACGTACCAGACCCCACGGTGAAAGTTTCTTCACCATGTCCGCGCCAATGGTTTTACCAATACGGTTGACCAGATAGGGAATGTCGAAGAATCGTGTGTTCCATCCGGTCACGATGTCGGGTTGGTTACGGAACCAGTGATCGACGAACTTCATGAGGAGTTGCGCTTCGGAGTCGCACTTCTCGTAGATCACATCCTCACCCGCATTGTAGTCATACAGACCCCAGACGCGATAGGGACCGTTGGGGTTCTTGATAGTGATGGCGATGACCGGATGATCTGCCTTGTCGGGTTCGGGGAACCCTTCGTCAGATGCGACCTCAATGTCGATGGTGCACACATCGATCCAGTCACGGTTGAATTCGATAGGGGTAGGGAACATGTCTGCAATGAACTGAGACACGAAGTTGTTCATCCCGTAGACCTTGAAGTTGGGTACGTCCTCGTAACGTTTCTGGAACTCAGTCGCCTCCTTCATGGAGTCAAACTTGAGGGGTTCGACAGAAGTACCGTCAATCGCCTTCCACCCCGATTGTCTCTTGTCGGACTGCACGTACAGGGTAGGTTTGTAGGGGACTTTGGTTTGAAGTTTTTTTCCGTTCTCCGCAAACCCACGGAACAGGATGTTACTGCCGTACCGGACCACGGAAGTGTAAAACATTGGTTGATTCATGGTGCGCCTTTTTTCAGTAGGGTTGTATTATATAACAGTAGGGCGTCTTCTGTCAAGGGATAACTTTAAATTGATCTGAACGAGTCCAAGGTTGTTCTATGTGTATGTCTGGATAACCATGATGGTCCTGAGTCACGGCGAGAGACTTAGACACCATCTGCGTTGTCGGGTTTTTGACTGACTGCATTGGATCGGGGTCACGGTGATTGTATGGTAAATGTATGTCTCTACCAAAATACAAGGTGTCTCCGTTAGACCAAGGGTGGATGATGTAGTTCTCAGGTATACGACTCTTATCTTGTTTTGACAAGAAGTGATCAACGTAGTTCTTGAATAGTCTCTCTAGTACACCATAAGGACCACAGTTAATCCAGAACTTTTGTTCGGTTAGTAGTCTGTACTGCCACGCTGCACAAAACGGTTTGAAGGTATAACACCCCATGAACAAACCTATGTTTGCGTAGATTATATTTTTTGCGTGAATGTACGTGAGTAGGTTGCGGAATTCGTTTTCATGTTGAGGCCATAGATACGTATCATGTTCCATAACTAGGAACCGTTCTCCGGTTGCACCTTGTTGACGCATCAACTCCCAGTGAGAACACATTCCCGCTTTCTCTGTTGGGGAATGATCTTGAGGTTGTTTCCCCGCATCCAGTCTGGCGAGGGATGGTCTCCAATCGTACTTCGCAACGTGTTCTTCGAAGTCAGGGTGTTCTGGAGTGATCGCATCAAACACGTTCCAGTCCAACGTGCCATCATCTATAAGGTTCTGAAAAGATAACTTACTGAGTTCGGCGTACTTCTCCGATCTCTCATCACCCTTCATTACAATTTGGTATACCTTCATCATTCCTCACGAGTGGGGGGACTTTCACCCCCCTGTCTTTTTATACTAGGGGCTGGAAAGCCGTGACCATGATTGCGACTACCCACAAACACATCACTGCCTCACCGACCCGTTCTACTAGGTCAGTTTTCATAATTTTCTCCTCGTTAGATTTATGAAATATCGATCTTACGAGGTCTCTTCTCTTCGGGAAGTTCAAACTTCAACTGGATAGACAGGATTCCGTCCGTCAAAGAAGCACCGTCAACAAAGACGTATTCTGACAGTCTAAACACTCTCTTGAACTTCTTCTGCGAGATACCTTTATGTAGGTATTCACGTTCAGCAGGAACTTCCTGTTGACCAGTTACGGTCAATGTCCGTTCGTCCTGTTCGATCTCCAAATCGTCCAAAGTAAACCCTGCACATGCGACTTCGATTAGATAATCGTCATCAGATACCTTCACTATATTGTGAGGTGGGTACGTATCAGTAGCGTGTTTGGCAACCCAATCAAGTTCTTGAAACAGGTGGTCAAACCCCACAAAAGATGCACGAGGGAAGAGCGTATTCGCTTTAAGATTAGTCATGTTGTATCTCCTTTTTTAAGCAAGACTAATGTACACCGGACTATCCGCATGTACACTGCTATATATACTAAATAGTATTGCAAAACTATAACACAACGAGGATTTTTTGTCAATGCCCCAACCGAAAAAATATACATTCAATAACATGCATGGTCTAGTGGATAGTGGTGCATCCCTTTACGCACTAGACAGTAGTCCGGGCTCAACTGGTAAAGGTAAGTCTCTTATGTGGGATTCTGACAAGGGAACTATGTCTTGGCAAAATCCTCCCATCCAAGTTGCAGTACCCCGTCAAATGGGTTGGGTCAATGTCGATATTAATGGTGTTCAGGTGATATCCGATACAATAACCTTTAGTGGTAAGACAGGAACCATTATAACGGGAACAAAAGACGAGAATGGTGGAACGCTTACTCTACAGGGTGGTGGATATGATTCTTTGACAAATATAGTAGACGGTGCAGTTTATATTACTACTACCGATTCGGACTTCACTATTGTTGGAGCGCCTCACTTATTGACATTAGTCGATTCGGATAGTACACACAGTATACCAACAACTCCCGTCAACGATTCGGACACCGACACGGATACAGTCAGACTTCGTGTACTAGATAGGGTAGTAGTACCGTCTATCGCGTTTGTTCACAAAACGATAAACCCAGACGGATCGGATTACTAAAAGTATATCGCTGGGTCCGGATCCCCTTCTACACCGAACGAGAACGTACAACGACTTGTTCTTGGAAGAACTTGGTGATGGGTTCCTCTTGGTAACCAGACGTAATCGCCAGGCGAGAAGTCGAACTCCTCATCGTTGTTGTGTCCTTCGACACGAAGTCCCACGGTTCCAATAACTTGTACTAAAAACACGTCCATAGAATCCTTATGCCAAGGATAACTATCCGACTCTTGACCGAATCCAGTAAACGCAATGTTGGTGATTTTTCTTTTGTCTCCATGCAGAGAGAAAGTCTCAGTCATCTGATCGACAATCTCTTTTGCAAATTCAGGAGCGGAAGGTCTCAGATGAAAACTGTTAAGACCAATACGGAACTTCGTACTGTTAGAATCTATCATTTCTTGAGGATGCCAGTCTAACAGATCCATATGTTGGTTCCAGTCATACGCCTCAGCGAGACCCTCATCCAACTTACCAAAGAACGGGGTTTTAGATGCAATGTACTCATCCTTACCCTCAAATATATCAACTTTCATTACCATACTCTCTTTCATGTACGACCTTCCATGAGTAGTAGAAGGTTATTCCACCAAACACCATAGGACACATGAACACCGCCAACAGGCCAACTAATCCCATTACTTGTTTCCGATATTGTACTTAGGACACAACTCCCATTCGTCCTTATCCTTAAAACCAATAATTTTGATCTGTCTCATTGGTGCACAATCTTGTGCGACTTCCCTGTTGTGAATATCTACGAGTCCCCAGTCCTGCAATAGAGTTGCGATTGTGTTTCTTCGTTGCACGTCTGTCAACTCTAGATTAGACTTCTTACCGTCTAACATAAACAGTTCCTTGAAATGTACGATAAAGTACCTACCCTGTTTGTGTAGAATGTGGCAGGACTGAAACAACCTCTTTTCTTTACGAGACGCTACTCCAATGCGGGTCAAGGTTTCTCTCACTTTCAAAAAGTCATCTGGTTCCCTCAGAGTGACTTCCAACATTTTCGTTGGATTCCATTCGACTAACTTATTTTCTTCCACCTTTATTCACCTTATTTTTTATAAACTCTAGTTGTTGGGAAGACAGTAAGGGTATTACTTGGCGGGCTTTCTCATCGTTGTAGCCATAATACTCTTTGATTACTTCCACGTCATTGTAAGTGGTTGGTTTAACCCACTTAGAGAAACGTTTTCGTTTCCTAACGATATTTATAAAAAAGTCATATTGTAGACGGTTGTCAATATGATGGTGAATGTTCATCGCATTCGCAAGACCAACCGTGTCTTGAAAGTACGACAGTGTACGGTTTACTACGAAGGGTACGTACTGCTTCTCTTCGTCTGTTCCTATCATGAGGTTTTTCTTGGTAGTGTTGATACTATTCAAGAAATCAAACGGACTAATCTTCTGTCCATCCATAATCATAATCCTCTTCGTAAATACGCATTATACGTTTTTTCTGGTCTGGTGTCAAGAGTTCAACGCCTCCAAACCATTGACCGGATGTATAGTTCGAATGTATCTTATCAATCTTTCTACTGCACTTGGTTTCGGTTCTGAGCCATTCCATCATCCGTTTGAAATCACTCATACTCCAAATCTTGTTATACTGACCACGGTTACCGTGAAAGTATGTCTGCGTAAAGAAGTGTGAGTTATGTATTTCACCAGTCCACACACCGTCTATAATATCATCCAAAGAATCTGGAAGTGGGTTTACATCTGAGAGTCTCGACAAACGTTCTAGTTGTTCGACAGTTAATGACTTCGAAGTTGACAACATCTCCGCCGAGCTCGCATACTCAGTCTTGATATACTCACATGCGGACATGAACCTTTTGATGGGATCTCTTGAAACACAAGTTTTGTAACTGTCCTTACGAAAAGGTAAGTCTGGTTTATGTCCATGTTTCTTAATATCTTCCATCCTCCAAACTTTCGTACCCATAGTCAGACTCACACGATCAGACTGATCTTGTGGGACACCGTAGACATACAACATAGCCCACTTCAAACTACTCATACCATTCTTAGGACATATCCTAACATCGATGTTGTTTGGGAAGTACAAGACATTTTCTATGGGGGTCATCGTTCCCCTGAGGCGATGCCGCAGAACCTTTCTCAGTTCTTTTGCATATAAATCATCTGCGGTTGTCATATTTGGGTTACTTCTATATCACACTTTGAAAGAAACTTTAGACCCAGTTCTCCACGTGGATACTCGTTTCTCCAAAACACTTTCGATATTCCAGACTGGTAGATAAGTTTTGCACAGTCCAAACAGGGGGCAACCGTAGTATACAAGGATGCGTTTTCACAAGACTCGTTACTACGGGCGACCTTTGCAATTGCATTGGTCTCTGCATGTAACACTTCGGGTTTGGTTCTCAGGATCGTCGGTTCTGCATCAAGACCATACTCACAGTTATTATCCCAACCACTAGGCATACCATTATACCCGATAGACACGATGCGGTTGTCCTTCACAATAACACAACCAACCTTCGCCCGTCTTGCAGACGAAAGGTTTGCGTAGACTTCCGCAGAGGTCATATGAGCAGCATCCCACTTATTCATTTTTCTTCCACTCCATATCTTATGTACTTATACCAAACACGTTCGTGTCCGTAGTACAATCCGAATTTTAATACTAGGTCTACAAAGAATACCGCTCCGATTGCGGACGGGGGTAGACCGAACATCCATGCAATCAATGCGGTTGTAGTACTAGCGATTATCCTCCAAGTTACTGCCTTAGTCAGGTGTCTCTTCTTCAAGACCCAACGCCTCCCTTATCTTCGGGGGGAAGTAACTATCCGGTTTCATGACTTTACCAGTTTCGGGATTTTTAATCAACTTACCTTCGACCACTTTACTCATGTTGGATTGGAATACCGCCTCCCACACTTTATAGAAATCTATACCCAGAGTACTGGATAAACCCATCAATACCCACACCGTATCTGCGATACCATCCGCAACCTCAACGATGTCTTGATTCGCAAACGCTTCTTTGATTTCATTGAACTCTTCTTCAACCAGATCCATGTAGAGTCTAGACTGATCCTCTTCGAACATCATCTCAGGGTTTTGGGGTAACTCATACCGCATGGGTTGTTCTGCCGCCATCATGAAGACATCAACGTCTTCTTGGGGACTAAACCCTTTCTTATCTTCTACCAATGTCTTAACACTCCACTTATAATGAAACAGTTAGTCGCAACGGCTTGCAGTATTAGGATGGTTCTCACCCAAGCGACTGCATCCGATTCTTCGTCTGTACTCCCAGACTTTTCTCCAAGAGCCTTAAACCAAATTCTCTTCATCTTGTCCATCACGAATCCTCATCTTTTCTAAACTGAGTTTGTCCTTTAGTGACATCAAGTATGCCGCAGCAGATAGAATTAGAATCGCCCCACCCTCAGCGAGTAGTTGCATCTCCTGCATCTCCTTACTATGTAGGATGATTAATCGACACAGTGCGGTAATCGCAATAATGATAGGTAGGGTTACGGGAATACGTGTAGTACTATAGAACGCACCAACCATACCTAGAACCTCTGCGTAGATAAACAACATGAACAGATCTGACAGTTCAATTGACAGGTTCATGTACATACCATACAGGTATTGTATTGCAGCGCCAAAGGTGAGTGTACCTATAATACCCAATAAGACTTTCTCACTCCACTCCGTTGTCCAGTGCAAATTTCTATCAAACTTACTCACGTAGATTCTCTCCTCTAGAATTCCTATCTAGATCGAAACATTCTGTAAAGGTATCCCACAACCTTTGAAAACGAATCTCATAAAGTTCCTTGATACCAAGATACTTGTTACACATAGCATCCGCAACATCAGGTGGTATATGTTCCCACTTAGGACTGTCCATAAAATGTTCGGTCACCATATTAATATCTTCGGTGACATTCCAACATTCCATGATAGATTGTTCTAAATCAAATCGATCTTTACTCATCATTTAATCTCCACGTTTGCCATGATCTCAGTCATACAGGCGACTAGGTTAAGTTCATGATCTGCCACGAACGCATTCTTGTATTGATAATCAGCGAGGATCAATACGAGTTGTGGAATAGACTGTGGTGCAACATATTCGTTCATCAAGTCATAGATCCCACGAAACACTGCGGCGGGTTCTACGTCCATGTTGTTGACCACCCATGACCGCATGGTCTTGAAGTTCTTCTCTTTGAGGGAACGGAACAAGAGACTGTAGTTCTCATTTGCGTCATTAATGATAACTGTAGTTTCCAGTTGACCAGAGATAGAGTGACGTTGCAACTCATTGAGTACACGTCTCCAGTCTGGAGAGTGACGCATGATAACTTGTGCGAGAGTATCCTTGTTATAGGCGACACCCTCAGTCTTGAGGATATCATCCGCACGTCTCATGAACTCCGAACAGAGTTGCGCCTGAACCTTCTTGTTGAAGTTAAACTCGTAATTAGAACAACGAGAGTGTAGGGGTTCGATGACACGGTTCTTGAAGTTACAGGTCAGGATGAACCGACAGTTAGAAGAGAACTCTTCGATGAACCCACGGAGTGCGGGTTGTGTTGATTGAGGATTGAGGTAATCTGCCTCGTCTAGAATGACAACCTTGTACCCACCACTCAGAGATATGGAAGATGCAAACTGTTTAATCTTCCCACGAAGGGTATCGATGTTCCCCTCCTCGCTACCATTGATGACGATGTAATCGAGTCCAAGTTCATCACATATTGCACGTGCGACAGTGGTCTTACCAGTACCAGCAGTGCCAGAGAACAACATGTTAGGAATTTCACCGCCCGCAACTACCTTGGTAAATACTTGTTTGAGTTCAGACGGAAGGATCGTGTCAGAGACAGTTCGAGGACGATACTTCTCAACCCAGAGGAATTCATCACGCATATAGGTTTCTCCATAATAAAAATCACATTGTACACCATACGGTACAATCTGTCAAGAAAAAGAAGGGGGCATTCGCCCCCTTTCTTAAACACCAAAATTTTTGCGAACGAGTTCGAATACTTCTGCTTTTCGCATTCGGGATCTGACTCCTGCGATGTTGCATTCATCTGCAACCTCCAGAAGTTCGGCCTTCGTCATATCTTCTAAGGGTTTAGGTGGTAAATCAAAAGCTGGTTCACCATCTACCTCTTCAAGTCGATCTTCCGCATTATTTGCGGCTTTCGTAACAAGGACAAATACGACTGCAACAAACACGATTGCGATAATGCCGAGAGCATTTAGTTCCATATCAAACCTCCTTAGTTTGTGTGTGTATATAGTCTTGGGTTAACTGTCCATTGTGTAGAATATATGTCTACCCAATTGGACCTCACGGTTCATACGTCTGTTCCAGTGGGGATCAACGTAATCAGCATGGTAGAATAAACTACCCTTCGTGATGTCGTTACCAACACCTTGTGCACGATCTGTTGCGACCTTTGCGACAAGTTGGTATATTTCAGTGTACCTTTTCCATGCCCTTGGTATGTCGGATCTACCGTCACAATACCAACTGAATTGACACCTGTTGCGGAGAGGCATACGTCTCCCGTCCGGTGTCGTATATGTCTGACCTTGATAGATCACACCACAAACTGTGTTGGGGAACCGTGCACTCTCTACACGATTTAAGACAACGTGTGTCACTCCAATCTTACCAGCGGTGGGTTCATTCAACGACTCAAAGTAAGCGTTGAGTGCGAGACACTCAAGGTCTCGTTCAGAATAAATGTCATCTCCACCAATCGCCTCCGTTTCGAGAGAGAGTGAGGATGCGGAAGCCGCATTAGTGGAGATGACTTCTTCCAGACTATCCAGTCTAGTCGAAACCGAATCTATTAAATAATATTCAAAACTCAGTATAGATGCAAATAGTGCACCCACGGTAGCTACTTGATAACCAGTTCGCATACTTCAAACCTTCACGATGCCTCACTAAAAAACTGTTGCAACTCCTCGTAGTTTAGAACATCACCATTACGCATGGTGTACTCGACCTTGAAGTCGGACTTTTCGCCACCTTCCATTGGGATCCACGTCTCTTTTGCGGACGCAATCTCATAACGATAGTAACCACCGTCTTTGGTGTTATCAACTACCCGCTGGGCCAACCAACGGTCACCACCCCACGAGTATTCGATGGGTGAATCCCAATCTTCGATTGGATCTCCCACGCAATCGTCCATGATATCCCAGTCCAAGATGTACTCTTCGAAGTACTCATTGTTCTCTTCGATGAGAGCCGTCAGAGTAGGGATACCCGTTCTCAATTTCATCGCCTGATCTACAGTGATATCACGGACTATAATGGTGTTACCACCCTTGAACTTCCAGCGCTGCGGGCATTCGCCCTTACCGTCCCATGCATGGGCGCCGTAGTTCTCTTTGATTTGGGTGAAGATTACAAGTTTCATAATTAGCCTCCGATTAACACTTTACCTTGATCGATCTTGTCAAACAACTTATCGATCTCTTGTTGATGATTAAGAAGTTCGTTGATCTTCTTCTCATTCTGAGTCCAGATCCGTTGGAGCATCGCGAGCTCCTTCTCAGATATTGACTTCACCATGTGCATCGGTTTCATAACCAGTCCTCTCTCACCAAATTACATATACACTATAACCTACTCCGCAAGAAAAGTCAAGCGTTTTTTTGAAATTTTTTCAAGAGAACAGACAAGTTGTTTAAAATCAGATAGATGGAGAGAGTTGGGTCCATCAGATTTTGCGTTATCGGGGTCCGGATGTACCTCAAAAAAGAAGTTCTGGACCCCCATTGCGGCGGCCGCGCAGGCGAGAGGGGTGATGGCGGACCTATCCGAAGTCTCCACCTTTGCGGGGTTTTGGATAGAGTGAGTCACGTCAAACACCACATCGGGGTAGTTATTGATCATGTAGTTGAGACCCACGAAGTCCACCACCAATCTGTTGTAACCAAAAGAAGTTCCCCGTTCTGTCAACCAAACTTCCCTTGCACCGGACGCCTTGTCCAAGACATCTTGACAATCATAGGGAGACATGAACTGACCCTTCTTGATATTAACGATCTTACCACTGAGAGATGCGGCTTTGATCAAATCCGTCTGTCTTGATAAGAGGGCAGGGATCTGTAGGACATCCACACATTCATCATGTTCTGACGCGATGTTATAGACTTGATGAGTCTCATGTACATCGGTTAGTGTCTTCAACTCAGGAATTTCTGCCTTCAATCTCCAGAAATGATCCATACATTGTTTCAGTCCTACACCCCTTGCACTCGTCCCTTTACTACGGTTCGCTTTGTCAAAGGACGCCTTGAAGTAGTACTCAATACCATATTCGTCACAGATACCTTTGCAGTGTTCTGCAACTTCACGTGCCATATCGAACGACTCGAACTGGCATGGGCCTGCAATAATTCTCATACCAACTTATTCCTCATATGCCAAGAATGTACGTCACCCACTGTGTTAATCTCCATACCATCAAACTGAGTTTCGTATACACCAATCTCAACTTCATTTTCAATCCATCGAAGTTGTTCCAAACTCTCAATTTCTTCATACAGACTAACATCCCAGTTTCCATACTCTCTTAAGGTTGGTTGAGAGTATCCATATACACCAAGGTGACGTACACCGTAAGTTATGTCACGAGCGAACCAGTGTGCGAGTTCTTGGTTATGTACCATCTTCACATTGTTACGGTTCGACTGTTCCTCTTCTGTCATCTTGGTGTAAAGAGTACAGACATCCCACTCATCGTTACGAAGACCATGCGCCAGAGTCTCAATCATGTTAGTGGTAACATCAGGCATGTCTCCTTGGACATTGATGATGTACTTGTAGGGTTCCAACATAGGAAAGTATGAAGCGGAGGCACATCTTTCCGTACCGTTATGATAGTGTTGACTATCAATTACAACCTCAAAACCCTTTACACAATCCGCGACTCTTTTACTGTCTGTCAATACCACAACCGGATATCCAGACTTTTCGCAAGCCTCCGCAACACGTCTTACCAGAGGTACACCCCCCAATTTGGTAAGTGGTTTATGGATGAGTCTTTTACTCCCCAGCCTTGCAGGAATAAAGATCACCGTGTCCATCATCTTCCTTTCAAATTGGCGGGACCGAAAGGACTCGAACCTTTAACCTACGGCTTAGAAGGCCGTTGCTCTATCCAGTTGAGCTACGATCCCAGAGGGTTACTTCGTTTCACCAGTCTCTTCTGACTGAAACGCCTCTGCAAGTTGAATAACCTGAACCGCTTGGTCACGCAACTGACCAATGGTTGAGAGTTCTTCACCCTTAAAACCCCCACGTTGAACCACAGTATCAATCACTGCGATAGTGGATCGTGCGACCCGATTACTCAATTCATAGACCTGAGAGTGGTCTTGTGCCGGTGCGGCGGTCTCTGTCTTTGCCATCTTTTAAGCTCCGTAGTTAGATGATTTTTCAAGTGCAATATAGTACTCAATCTCTGACTGTTTTGATGCGAACCGTGAGATCAGTTTCGAAGAGATACTGACATCATAGTCCTCACTAACAATCTTGAGGTTGTTCACATTCAGAATAAAGTTGAAATCAACTCCTTCTTGATACGAACCTTCCACGTCAATCGAAAACGCATTCGAGGTTGCGTCCTTAGAATCAACAACAGAGATTTGTACTGAACCACTCTGTGGTGTGATAGAAATCTCATTGTGACCCAATGTCGCAGCAGCACGTTTGATTCGATTCAACGTGTCATTATCTAGTGAAAACTTAACTTCCGCTTCGGGCATAATGATGTCCTTGGAAGGAGTAGTCAATAGATCCGGATCGGAAAGAAAATACTTGATACGAGAACGACCAGTGTGATCGCCCACGACAAGGTAATCCTTCTCGAACTTGATGTTGGGTTTCTCTACCAGAGAGAGAACACCAAGAAACTCATTCAAATCGTAGATACCAAACTCTTGGGGAAACTCTTCCTCAAGGGTAGTCTTAGAGAAGACGTTCCTTGCAATAGAAACAGTCTTCAATTGTTTACCCGCACTGATCACAATGTTCGGGTTGATGTTTGCATAATTTTTAAGTACTTGCATAGTACGATCAGTTAGTTCCATTATATACTCCGCTTAGATTTTGGTTAACCAAATTTGTAATGACTTCCTAATGTTTTCCGGTGCAACCGGAGTTGTTTTGTGTCTCGCCCAACCGTCCAATACAACTGCACGATTTTCTGCGGGCGTGACACGTTTAACGTTATTCAAGTCAGCTGCATCATCATTATACAAAAACTCACCCCCTTTGTCAAGGGCCCATTCACGATTTAAATAAATTGTTGCCGCCCCATGTCTCTGTTCTGATTCAACCCCAGGCCTAAAGTCGTTATGCCAGTTGATGTAAGACTGTGGGGTCCAGATATGAAACATTGGACCTGTTACGTCTTGACACCTCAACCCAAACTCTTTGACCCTTTCATTAGTCTTTTCTTTTATGAGGTCATGGATTATTTTACCTCTTTCACCATGTGCTTGGGGGTAGTGAATGAGTACTAAAGGAGGCGCTTCAAGATCACTACCGTTCTGGTGTCTGTATAGTCCATCATCCCATAAAACCATGTTACACGAGAACAGATGGACTTCATCCTGTTTTGAATACAGGATCCCATTGAGGTAACTGGAAATCTCGTTCAGAGTTTCCGGATCATAGAAGTCATCGATTATGTTAACACTCATGCGGCTTCTTTCATCTTACTGAAGTTCTTCTCTTTGACGAATTCAATCCTGCGTTGAAACGCAGCGTCTTCCAGTTCCGCCTTGTGTGAGATAACAAACACGTTGGTCTCTTCACCCAGAGTGTGTATGATCTTCATTAGGTTGTCTACACCATCATCGTCCAAAGAAGAATCGAAAGTCTCGTCAAGGATGAGTAGGTTAGTCGCAACACTGTTTTTCATCTTCGCCACTTGTCTCCACGTAAATAGTAGGGACAAGTCGATACGTTGTTTCTCCCCCTCAGAGAAAGAGTCATAAGAGAAACTGTCACGAAAACGCGAACGGATAGTCTCGTTGAAACTCTCGTCCAGATCGAAGTGAACAAAGAAGTCTAAGATTTGTAAGTACTGGTTGGTCAGTTGGTTAATGACCGGAAGGTACTGTTTGATGATCTTGGTTTTGATCCCCGTATCCTTAAGAAGTTCAGCGTTGATCTGTTGATACGAGTAGTCCTCGTGCATACGATACTTCTCATCTTGTTTTGACTCTAAGTCCTTGTTCAGAGTTTGGAGTTCATCGTTTGCATCCTTGAGGTCACCAGTGTTATCTCCCAAGTTATCGATCTCTGCACGGATGCGTTCTATCTGTTGGTTAAGTCTGGTGATGGTCTGGTTGTTATTGTTAACCTCATTCTGTAGTACACGGGCAGACTCCAACTCCTTTTGCAGTTCAACGAGTTGATCATCAAACTCTTTCATCTGAGAGTCAGACTTACCCATCGCCTCACTGAGATCCTTTGCACGTTTGTTCGCATCATTCTTTTTAGTCTCACGCAGATCATCCGCAATATCTTGATCACACGTAGGACAGACAGAGTTGTCTTCAAAGAACTTCGCCTCCTTCACTACGGACTTGATCTGAGACTTGAACGTTGATTGATACTCAAGTAACTTCTCACGTGATGTCTGAACCTTCTGCAATTTGGAAGCCACTGACATAGAACGATCCATTGCATCTTGCATGTTCTTATCGTTAAAGTCTTGGAGTTCACTAATCTCCTTAAGAAGGGTTGAGATTGATTCTTCTTTCTCCTTACGGTGTGCGGTGTTTAGCGCCGACAAATCTCGCAGATACTTCTTCTGTGCGTTGATCTTAGTCTTGACCACCTCAATGGCGTGTCCATTCTCACGGATGTTTTCCTTGAGTATAGACATCTTCTCTTTCAGAATTGTGTTCATCTTGGAGAACATGTTGATGTCAAGTAGGTCTTCGATTACATCTCTACGAGAGTTTGCCGGAAGTTGCATAAACGGTACGAACGAAGACGAACCCAGTACAACGATCTGGTGGAACGACTTGTGGTTCAGTTTAAGGATATTCGTCTCAAGGATCTGTTGGTATTCCTTGGCGTGAGAACTCTGGTTCAACATGTTATCGTTGCACCATATCTCAAACTTGTTGGGTTTGATACCACGGAGTACCTTATACCTAACAGAGCCGACTGAGAAAAAGACCTCAACTAGTGTACCCTTTCCGTTGATGGAATTGATAAGTTGAGGCTTGGATATCTTACGGTGTGGTTTACCGAACAATCCAAAACTGAGAGCGTCGAGTAGTGTTGACTTACCCGCGCCGTTGTGACCCACCACTAGAGTGGTAGGGGTAGATTGGAAATCTATTTCCGTAAAGTTATTCCCAGTGGAAAGGAAATTTTTCCACCGGATCTTTTCGAATTTAATCATAGGTCAATTATACTATCCCAAACAGGTCTTGTCAACCGTTTTTTGGATCTTGCGCCTGTTCTTTGAGTTTTTCTTGATCGACGCCTTTGGGTTGTTGCGTCTGTCCTTTGAATATGCGGTCCCAGTTATCATTGAACTGTTTCCGATCTTTGATAGGTCTTGGTTTGGATCCCTTACCCACTATACTACCTCCATTGATTGTGCCTCTGTCATCAACACAGATATCTCTCTTTTGATTCTCGACTTGTCCAGATCGGTCTGCACGTTGTCGATATAATTATACACCAAAGTTTCGGTATCGTCAATAGTGATGTTGTGGTCACCCACATTCTCACCAATGAACTCTTTGAAGTCCTCAACGATCTTGAGTTCGTGTATCTTCTGATTCTGGATGCGGTCTACGAACCGTTCGAAATCATAGGTGTCGCCCTTCTTCACTACGATCAACTTAACGAATTTATTATCAAGATATCGTAGGTCTTGGAACTTACGCATCTTGTCGGCATCGTAATACACCTTCTCGTAGATGGTGATAGGATTGTGTACCGGAGTAAGTTCTCTTGTTTCAGTATCAAGAATGTGGAAGTACTTCTTGTCATTGCAATCGTTCCAAAAGAACTCCATCTGAGAACCCAGATAGTGAACATTTCCCTGTGACGATTTTGCATGGAAGTGACCGGACAACACCATCTCAAAGTTCTCGAAGTGTTTAGGTGACATACCATCGTGACAGGGCATACCACGTTGCATATCGAACCCGACCAGTTCTAGGTGTGCACCTACGACAGGCGCCTTGCACTTCGAAAGAAACTTGAGTGTTGCTTCCTCATTCTCAGGGTTAATCCAAGGGATTAATGCGACATCTAAAGTGTCGTATTTAACCACGGTAGGTTCCATGATAACGTTGACTTCATTCATGTAGTGACCCAACAACTCTTTCAACGAATTCAGATCGTTGGTGTTCTTGTAGTAGGTGTCATGGTTGCCCGGAATGATATCCATAGTGATACCATACTCCCGCAATTTCTCTAGAAAGATTTTGCGGTTATGGTTCAACGCCTTGAAGTTGACTGTCTTACGGTTATCGTAGTAGTCTCCAAGGTGTAGGATCTGTTTGATGTCATTTTCTAGCAGATATGGAAAGAACACTTCTGAGTAGAAGCGTTCTTGGTACGACATAAAAATATCAGATGAGTTACGAATACCCGCATGGGTATCGTTTAAGATGGCAACCTTCACTAATCAGAGAACCTCCCGTCTTCCACTAGATGATGAAGACGATGTTTAAAAATTATCCACAGTAATTTGTGCAGGGACTCTTCTCTGTATGTCCCTGCGCTACATTCATATGTCCACATAATTAACCTATATTACCAGAATATGTAAAGGATGTCAAGTGTTTTATACAAGGAAATCCGACAGGTCTGAATCGACCTTGACAGTACGTCTCTTACGTTTCTTCTCTTCTTCAACGTACTCTTTGAACTCCGCATCCGACTCCTTCACGGCGTCGATTCGATTACGCAACACATCGATAAAAGGTACAACGTGTTGCCATTCGGGGTCACCTTCCTGTTGATCAAGGAACTGTTCGACACCCGCTTCGGAGATGTACTTTAGTTTGATGTCCTGTTGTTTCTTCTCACGTGCAATACGACGAAGAAACGCATACCAAGAAATCTGTGTGAAGTATGCGAATGCGTTTGGGTTACCTGTACGGGTTGCGGTCTCAATGTTGTAGTTCTCAATCGCCTTGAGACAGTTCTCCACAGCGTCCATAACCATCTCTTCCCGATAGGTGTAACGGACGAAGTTAGACTTATGTGACAACCCCTCCGCAATCTTCAGGAAACAAGAAGCGATGTAGTTGGGAACGATTGGAACTTTTTCTCCCTTCTCCCTACATACTCCAACCTCCTTACAGTACTCGACTACTGCCGCAGAGAACTCTTTGTTGTTCACGTAATGCGGTCTTTCCTTGGGTTTCACTTTTGCGGTTGCCATTAAATACTCCTAATTCAATTTAACGTATTATATTACATCAAGGGGTGGGTTGTCAAGACCATATTCGCTCGCACTGACTCTTCTTCTTAAGTCACTAGTGGAGAACCTATGGTCCCTCTTGTTAAAATAGATTTCAATCCCTCGCGCGGCGCACGTGGCTCTTCCTGTGAAGGTCTTGTCTTTGTACTCCGATCCTATGATGCGGAGATCGATGTTGACCATCTTAAGAATGTCTTCAAGGTCTTCTTCGGTCTGGTAGGGAATGATCTCATCGACGTACTTGATACCCGCCAGTTGCGTGTACCTCTCGACCAAGGTCTGAACGGGTTTGTTCTTCTCAGGTCTATCCAAAGAGGGATCAACCTGTAGACCACAGATCAAGTAGTCACACTGTTCCTTCGCCTCTCTCAACATGGAGACGTGACCCGCATGTAAGAGATCAAATGTCGATGCAGTAAATCCAACTGTCATTATTCTTCACCTATAAAAAATGTAATTACCAACCTATCGACGGGAAACCCTTGAGGTCTATGTGGGGTTCTGCCATCGTACATAACCAACTTTCCAACTTCGAACTCTTCAACCACACCATCGATTTCCGTACCACATCCTTCACCACCTATAAGGTAGATCACTCCACTCATTGACAGGTCTGCGTGGATTTTCGGTGTCCACTCAGGATCCGCATCATGCCAGTGGAAGTAGAGACGTGTTGGTCTTAATCCCGTTGCGTTATATATGTCCGTTCCTATGTCACATATTGTATGGACGCTTTCTGTCCGCTTTCCCGTAAACTTAAAAACACCTTGACGCACCGCCTCACCCGCTTCGCCAGGCAGATCACGATCTCTATAGTAAGGGAGAGAGTTTGCGAAGTCGAGTACTTCGGGTAGGTCTTCCTCTTTTATAAAATTTCTGATAATTCTTCTTGACAAATCACGTATCTCATGTTAAACTAAAGCCACTAAGTGCGGGGGGAATATACCCTAGTGATGGGTAGGTTTTTTGAATGCGACAACATTAGAGTCTGAGTCTCCCGAAAACTTCGGCATCGAAAGATCCTCTTCTACCTCGTCGTTAATCTGAGACAAGGCTTCTCTGTATTCCGCGATAAGGGTATCATGAGGAATTGTGTACGAGATGATCGCACCGTCTCGCAACATAGTCAGAGAGTCCTTAGTATCGGAAAAAACCATGAATGGTTTGAAGGTGTAATACTTGTAACCATTATGAATTTTAGACACGATTTTTAAGGCGTGACGAATTATAATTTCGTCGGACTGTTCATCCACCGAATCATGAAGTACCTCGCAAACAAGTTCCTCTCCAGAAACCAACTTTACTTGTCTTATCATTGTTCTCATCTCAAACTAATCGGGTACACTTTGTATTTAAACCCTTCTCTAGTATATATCTTTATTCTTTCGGCGGAATGTTTTAGAGTAAAGTTCTTGTAGCCTCTACAATGTAGATCATCTGATAGATCATAAAGCTTAGTAGCAACCCCATTGTCACTTTTTCGTAACCCTCTTCCGATAGATTGAAGAACCTTAATCTGAGATTTACTTGGAGAAGCGAATACAATATTATGCAGATTCCGAATATTAATCCCAGTAGAAAAAGTTCCAAGGCTTGCCACGATGATTGCATCTTTCTGTTTCTCGACGATCCCACGGATCTGTTCACGGTCATTGGCTGCCACTTCACCGGACACATAGAATACTTTTCGGTTCTCGTCGGCAGAGTCACGGATAAGGTCATACAAAACCTTTCCATGTTTTTCAACGAATTGAAATAGTACCAGAGTGTTCCCCTCTTGATCAAGGGACAACTTCGTGATGAACTTATTTCTTTTCTCGTTCGTTACTATATATTCAATTTCTTCCTGATAGGTTTTACCCTTCATCTTATGGCACTCATCGTTGTGATAACGCATGAGTATGACCTTGATGTCTAGGTCTGCAAGTGTGTTGTCTTCCTGTAACTGTACTGTAGTGGTGACCTTGAAGACCGGACCAAACAATCCTTCTAGTACCAACTTATTAGTCTCAGTACCATCCAGTGTACCTGTTGTCCCAAAACGATACTCCGCATTTCTGCACTTGTCCATGAGAGTGGATA